GAACGCTTTGTTCGGCATGGAATACGCACGTTACGGCGAAGAGCACAAAGAAATCTACGAAACAGAGAAATCTGAGCGTAGCTTCGAAGAAGAAACAAAGCTGGCTGGCTTTGGTTCTGCTCCAGTCAAGAACGAGGGCCAAGCCATTGCTTATGACAATGCGCAGGAAGCCTTCACAGCACGTTACAACCACGAGACTATCGCTCTCGGTTTCTCCATCACTGAAGAAGCTGTGGAAGATAACTTGTACGACAGCTTGTCTGCTCGTTACACCAAGTCTTTGGCCCGTGCTATGGCTTACACCAAGCAAGTTAAAGCCGCTTCCGTTATCAACAACGGTTTCAACGGTTCATACTTGGGTGGTGACGGCGTCACTTTGTTCGGTAACAACAGCTCCAGCACTCGCGTTGGTCACCCACTCGTTAACGGTGGTGTGAACTACAACAGCCCAACAACTGGTGTTGACTTGAACGAAACTTCTTTGGAAAACGCTGTGATTCAAATCGCTGCGTGGACTGATGAACGCGGTCTGTTGATCGCCGCCAAGCCCCGTAAGATGGTTGTTCCCCCATCACTCATGTTCGTTGCTAAGCGTTTGCTTGACACTGAACTGCGTGTTTCTACTGCTGACAACGACATCAACGCGTTGAAGCAGATGGGCGCAATCCCTGAAGGTTACACTGTTAACCACTTCTTGACCGACACAAACGGCTGGTATTTGATTACCGACGTGCCAAACGGTATGAAGCACTTCGAGCGTATCGCCTTGCAAAACAGCATGGACGGTGACTTCGATACAGGTAACGTTCGCTACAAGGCTCGTGAGCGTTACAGCTTCGGCTGGTCTGATCCTCTCGGTATGTGGGGTTCTGCAGGCGCTTAATGCGTTTGTTGAAAAGGGGGCTTGTGCCCCCTTTTCTTTTGTTGTATATTGCGTTTAATCCGGGCTTTCCGGTGCATTAAACAGTCCCGGCTGACGACATACCGATTAATGCACTTCACTTGTATGTAAGGAAATATCATGGCAAATACCACGTTTAACGGCCCAGTACGGTCGCAGAATGGCTTTCAATCAATTACCATTAACGGCACTACTGGTGCGGTTACAGTTGACGCTACATTTGGTGCTACCACCAGCGTAACCAATCTGACCGCTACAAACTTGGTCTTCACCGATCAGAATCACCCTAGCACTGCCGCGATCAACGCCACTGCTACAGCTACTGCTGCACAAGTTGCTACTGGCTACATCACTTCTACTTCTGCATCTCCCACAACCATCACGCTGCCTACAGGCACAGCCCTCGGCGCTGCTATTGGTGCAGCTAAAGGTACAGTGTTGGATTTGTACATTGACAACACTGGTGGTGCAAGCACAGTGACGATTGCTGTTGCAACCAACGGTATTTTGTCTACTGCTGCTGCTGATACAGCAGGCAGTTTTGGTGACTTGACGATTGCAGCCGGTGCAACTGGCCTTGCTCGTTTCACCATCATGTTCTCTAGCGCAACAGCGTACGTGTTTACCCGTACTGCCTAATCAACCCATGGGGCTTCGGCCCCGTTTTTAAAGGAGATTGATTATGACAATGCAGTATGATGTAAAACAAGGGCACTTAAACCAAAGCGGTTTTTTTGTTCTTAGCAGAAACCGTGTCAAAGGCGTTTCTTTTTTTGGCGCTGGTTCAGACGCTACTTTAGTGTTGTTTGACACGATTACTGCCCCTGTAACTGCAAGTGTTACCTACGCTCGCTCTGGTACAACAGTAACAGTAACTAAAGTTGCTCACGGGTTGTCAACTGGAAACACTGTTGGTATTCACTTTGACAGTAATGCAAGTACTTCAGCCACAGACGGCAATTACGTTATTACTCGTACAGGCGCAGACACATTCACATTAACGGACATTAACAGTGGAACTATTACTTCTACTGCGGCTTCGTATGTAAGTGGTGGTGGCCGTTGGTTGATGACGTATGAGATAGATGCTACTGACACTTTCAGTAACGCACCGTTTATTCCGGGCGAAGGTGTTCTGGCGGTCAACGGCATTTATGCACTGATGACCAACATCGATTCGGTGCAGATTTACTATGGCTAAGTCACCAGCATGGCAACGCAAAGAGGGCAAGTCCGAGAAGGGCGGCTTGAACGCCAAGGGACGGGCCTCGTACAACAAGGCGAATCCCGGCAAGCCGGGCCTGAAGGCTCCACAGCCCGAGGGCGGCAAACGCCGCGACTCTTTCTGCGCCCGTATGGAAGGCATGAAGAAAAAGCTGACCAGCGCGAAGACAGCCAAAGACCCAAATTCTCGCATCAACAAGAGCCTTCGGGCTTGGAACTGCTGATATGAGCGACATCACATTAACTGATCGTGAAGAAGCCATTGCCCGTAAAGCGGCAAAGCTGGCCATCGAAGAGATGTCTGGCGAGTTCTACAAGAAGGTTGGTAAGACCGTTGTAGAGAAAGCGCTTATTTGGATTGGCATGTTGTTTGTCGGCTTTGTGCTTGGCAAGGGTTGGATCATTAAGGTTTGATATGCCTAGCACTAGCAAAAAGCAACACAATTTCATGGCGGCGATTGCAAACAATCCTGCTTTTGCAAAGAAGGTTGGAGTACCGCAGAGTGTTGGTAAAGACTTCACAGAAGCGGACAAGGGTAAGAAGTTTAGGTCTGGGGGTCGTGCGGATCTTCAGAAAGTTAACCGAGCTAAAACCGATCACGGGAAAACAGCTCTTTTTAAAGAAGGTGGATCTACCATGGCTACACGTAAAAACAACGGCATTACTACCGCCAAAATGGGCACAGTTCGCACTGCTGCCCCTAGCAAAGATGGTATTGCTTCTAAAGGCAAAACCAAAGGCACTATGGTGTCCATGAAGGGTAGCACCCCTCTGGGCATGAAAAAAGGCGGCATGACCAAGAAGATGGCTTACGGCGGTAAGGCCTGCTAATCATGATGGCCAGCCGTGGGATGGGGGATATTGCCCCCTCTAAAATGCCCAAGGGCGTTAAGAAAGCCCGTCGGGATGACACTGACTTCACCCAATACAAAGAGGGTGGGAAGGTGAATGCTGCTGGCAATTACACGAAGCCCGGTCTTCGCAAGAAGATTGTGTCTCAAGTAAAAGCCGCAGCAACCCACGGCACTGGCGCAGGTCAGTGGTCAGCACGTAAAGCTCAGCTCGTTGCCAAGAAGTACAAGGCGGCAGGCGGGGGTTACCGAGATTGAAAGCGCCACAGAAATCCTTAAAGGATTGGGGCGACCAGAAATGGAGAACCAAAAGTGGTAAACCGTCTAGTAAAACTGGTGAGCGATACCTTCCAAGCGCTGCGATTAAAGCTCTCAGCCCTGCGGAGTACGCTGCGACTACCAGAGCAAAAAGAGCAGGCAAAAAAGCCGGAAAACAATTCGTAGCGCAACCCAAAACGATTGCAAAGAAAACGGCAGGATTTAGATGACAACTTCAGGACTCACCACGTTTAACCTCGACCTCAACGACATGGTCGAGGAGGCTTTTGAACGGGCGGGTTCTGAACTGCGTACGGGCTATGACTTACGCACGGCTCGTCGCTCATTGAATCTGTTGTTTGCTGACTGGGCAAACCGTGGCGTGAACATGTGGACGTTTGAGCAAAACACCATCACGCTTGTGACTGGCCAGCCAACCTACGCGCTACCGGACGATACAGTTGACCTGCTTGACCACGTCATCCGAACAAGTGCCAACGTGCCCACAAATCAGGCCGACCTGACGATTACGCGGATCAGTGTGTCCACCTATGCCACCATCCCAAATAAATTGATCCAAGGCCGTCCTATTCAGGTTTGGGTACAGCGTTTGACAGGCGGGGCCAACCTTCTGACGGGGACTGTGCAGTCAACCATCACGGCCACAGCTACGACAATTCCCGTAACATCTTTGGTGGGCATCCCCACTGCTGGATTTATTCAGATTGGCTCTGAGCTGATTGGTTACAACGAGACCGCGCCTGCAGCCGATGGTAACCCCGCATACCTGTACAACTGCACACGCGGACAGGACGGCACGACTGCTGCCGCTCACACCACTGGGGCAGCCATGAGCTTGGTGCAGAAAAACAGCATCACTGTGTGGCCAACACCGAACCCCGGTCAGACATACCAGTTTGTGTACTGGCGCATGCG